GGTCGGGCCCGTGGCGCCGTTCGATCCGGCCCCCGTCGGCCCGGTTACCCCGCCGACCGCCGAGACGTAGGAGATGATCTGCGTGAGCGTCACCGCCCGCGTGCCCACCGTGCCCGTCGGGCCCGAGACGCGCGAGAGGATCAGGTAGTCCGCGCCCGTCACGCCGGTCGCCGCGGGCAGCTCGTCGACGCGCTTGTGGAGCGGCATCTACTCCTCCGCGGTGATGAGCGGGACGCTGATCTCGAAGCCCTGCTCGTCGACGATGAACGTCACGTCGCGGTCGCTCTGCTTCGTGTGGATGCGGACCATCAGTTGATAGGCGTCGGCGTAGTGGAACAGCGGCACGCCTCGCGGCGCCGCCACCTCGTAGAACCGCGAGACGCCGTTCCGCTCCTCGACGATCAGGTCGCCACGCTGCGGCTCGCCGTAGGGCAGGGCGGCCGTCTTCACGATGTAGTCGCGGCTCTCCCACGCCTCGGCCACGCCCGATTGGCTGACGCTCTCGAAGGTCGAGCGGCCCACGGTCGCCGTGAAGGTCGTCGTGTTCGCCCCGCGCTTGTAGGCGCAGGTGGTCGCGGCCGACTCGGCGAGCCGGTCGGCGAGCCACGACGATCCGTCGCCGAGCATGTCCGCCACGCCGCACCTCCGGGAACACGCAGGGCCCGCCGGCGGCGGCGGAGGGTAGACGCCTGCCGCCGGCGGGGTGCGTGGGGACCAGACATCGATCAGGCCGGGCCGCTCACGTTGAGGTCGTAAAGCATTCCGGCATTGATCTCGACATCGACCGTGGTGTCTCCGGCGGCCGCGTCCACCGCGACGAGCCCGGCGATGCCGGAGACCGTCGAGGAGCCGGTGACCTTGCCGTTCGGGTGGAGGTAGGCCACCGCACCGGCCGAGAGCGCGCCGCCGGTCACCTTGTCAAAGGTGAAGACGCCACGCACGGCGATCGAGCCCTTCGCGTTCGCCGCGATCGGCCGGCACACCACGCCGACCACCTTGCCGAGCAGGACCACCTCGCCGACCGCCTTCGCGGTCGTCGGCGTGTAGTCCCACTGCCCGCTGTCACTCTTGAGGGTTGCCATCGTCAGGGATCTCCGAGAGAGGGTGCTGGAAGGTCACCCCGCGGGCCCGGCCGTCCCGGGCCCGCGGGTGCGGTTTGCTGGTTCCGTGGATCAGGCGGTCGCCATGCGGTAGCAGGCCCGGCTCTCGCCCTTGCTCACGCCGAAGTCGTAGTACCCGCGGACCTGGATTCCGAGCACGTCGAAGTCCGCGTCCGCGCTCTCGACGGTCGGCTGCTGCTGACCGTTGAGGAAGCCCACCTCCATCGCGGCGATGTCGGCCGGGTTGGCGCAGAGCCACCACACCGAGTTCGCCGCCGTGCTGGCGGTGGTGAGGTAGGACGACTCGACCGGATCGAGCAGGCCCGCCAGGACGTTCGCCTGCGGCTCCACGACGCGGCTCGAGGTCGAGCCGAGCGAGGAGACGATCATGTTCGCGGAGGCGTTGAGCTTCCGCGCCGCGATCGCCAGCCCCTTCGGCACGAGCAGGATCGACGGCGTGACGCCGAGCGGGTTCCCGTCCGGGTCGGTGAGCTGCCCGTACGCGGTGTAGGCCGACTCGAGCGACCCGATCGCCAGGGCGTTGCCGGCCGCGGCCGTGGCACCCTGGTAGTAGGTCGAGTTACTCGACTGGAACTCCGTCCAGAAGACGGAGTTGAACTTCAGCGCGGCACCGCGACCGAGACGCCGGGGAACCTGCGTGAGGGCCCCGAGGTCGTCGTTCACGATGTCCTGCCGCGTGATGCTCGACATCCGCCCGTAGGTCTTCGCCTGGAGGGTCCGAGTGGCGTCGCTCGCGTCCGCGGACTTGAGCTTGCCGTCGTTCCCGACCTCGTCGAACACGAACCCGCCGTCCAGCCGGACGCCGGTGACGGTCTTGAAGTCGTTGAGCGGGCGGATCGTCGAGATCGCCCGCCAGGTCGACTCCACCGCCTCGAAGCCGGCGAGCAGGTACTTGCCGTAGGTCGCGGCGAGCACGTTGCTGATCGAGTGCGTCGCGAAGGCCGCGACGAGGATCGGCCGCAGGTTGCTCGCGGTGATCTTCGCCGGGCCGTCGTAGCCGCTCTTCCGGGCCGCCGAGATGAGCACCTCCTGGAGGCCGATCGTCCGCGACCGCTTGTGAGCGGCCTCGAGCACCGGCTCCTCGTAGCTCTTCTCGACGTTGAGGCCGCCGACCATCGCCATCGCGGCGACGGTCACCTTCTCCTCGTCGACGACCGGCTTCGAGGCGTGGATCGCCGGCCCGCGGGCGGAGCGGAGATCCTTGAGGATCTCGGCCTTCACCTCCCGGGTCACGTCGGCCACCACCTCGGCACGCACGGCCTGGATGTCGACCTTCGGCGCCGCGGACGACATGCCGTCGCTCGGGCCCGTGGGTCCGCCGCTCTCCTGCTGCATCTCCGGGCCGGTCGGCGCGCCGTCCGCGGCATTCATCTCGTCCGACATGGGACTCTCCCCCGCTTTCGCGGTGATCTGGACGGCCGTCGCTGCATCGGCCCCGAGGGTGACGAACGAGCACTCCCGCAGCGTGGAGCGCGATACGACTCGGACAGGACCGCTGAAGGTCTGCCCGTTGACGGTGACGGTCTCGCCGCCGTCGACGAGCCGCTGCTCGCCCACGTCGGCGCCGATGGACGCCTGCCAGCGGTAGCCGCGGTCGCCCATGCGGACGACCTGCGTCGCGGCCTCGGTCTCGGCGAGGATCGCCCCGTCGAGGACGAGCGACCCCTCGCTCGCCACCGCGGAGCCCTGGCCCAGCACGCTCTCGAGCTCGTACTCGTGGCCGAACACGATCGGCACAGCGGCCGGGATCGACATGCCAGCGAGGTCGATCACCACCGGCTCGCGCGACCACGACTGCCGGATCGCGCCGCCGGTGTAGGCGTCCATGCGGAACCGCGGAATCCGCGGCGTCGAGAGCGACTCGCCCTCGCCGGCGTCGGCCCGGAGGAACTGCACGTCGGCGCGGATGGAGATGCTCATGCGTCGGCCTCCGCCTGATCGAGGATGCGGTTCGCGAACGACCGGCCCGCGTCGCCGCCCCAGAGGGCCCAGGCGATGCGACCGGCCGACGGGTAGCCCGGCTCGCCCGGGCTCCAGCCATCGCCCTGCTTGTCCACCTCGTGCCGCGCGAAGTAGCTCGCCATCCGCTCGACGGTGTCGAGCGACAGCGGGCGACCGTTGGCGATGTCGCGAGCGCGGGCGACGCCGATCGCCGTCCCGCCCCGGCCGAACTCACGGCGCCACGCGAGACCGCGCTCGGCCTCCTCGCGCATCGCCGCCGTCGGGCGGTAGGACTCGTCCGCCTGGAGGTCCGGCTCGCCGTCCGCCTGGGCCTGCTCGAGGCCCGGGACGACGACCTGGGCGGGCCGCTCGCCGATCGCCAGCCCGAGCTCGCCCATGAGGCGCCGCTCGGCCGCGATCTGCCGGAGCTCCACGTCCCACTGCTTGCCCTGGCGGGCGTACTCGGCCGAGAGGCTCGTCGTCAGCGTCGCAAGCTTCGTCTCGGTCGCGTTGGCCTCCTTGACCGGGTCCACGCCGTCGTGGCCGTCCCAGACCCACGACCAGTTCCAGCGCACCGCAGGCGGCAGCCCGGGCGGGAGGTAGCCCTGGATCAGGAGAGCCTCGTCGAGCCACTCGGCGAAGACGCGGTCCAGCCACGCACGCTCGAGCTCGTCACGCTCGACGCGGACGTTCTGGTCGTGGAGTTGGCCGTCGAGCCGGGCCGACGAGTAGTTGTAGGACGAGGCGTCGAAGGCGGCCTTGTGGAAGGGCAGGTTGACGCCGCGGGCGATCTCGCCGAGGAGCGTCCGCGTGAACGCTTGGTGGGTGTTCGTCGGCTGCTCGGCCTTGAGCTGCGACACGTCCCAGCCCTCGGGCAGCGTCGTGAGCGTGCCCTTCTCGATCTCGATCGCCGCGAAGGGATCGACCTCGTCGACCGTGGCGGCCGGGCTGTTCGAGTGGACGAACGCCGCGAGGTCCGCGGCGATCTCCGCGGCGCGGATCACGGCCTCGGTGTACCGCCGCATGTTCGCCGTGAGGCGGAGGCAGGAGGTCAACTCCGAGAGCCCGCGATGCTGCCCGGGCCGCGTCGCGCGGAACCAGTGCAGCACACGACCGGCGTCGACGCGGTCCGCCGTGAGGGCGTCGAAGACGTAGTTGGCCCCCGGGTGGGCCCGGAGGATGTGGAACGCGACGACGTTCCCGTTCGCGTCGAACTCGAGGCCGTCGACGACAGACCCGTCGGGGGTGACGCTGTCGACGTACTGGTAGGACGGCGTCGCCACCTGATCGGCCTCGACCAGGCGGAGGTCGAGTTGCGGCGCGCGGTCGTCGAGCCGCGGGTTCGTGAACATCACGGCGAACGCCTCGCCGTCGACGATCTTTGCCTCCGTCGCGATGCGGAGCTTGTCCGCGAGCCGGACACGCCACGACCAGTCGAAGAAGGCCCGCGCGATCTCGCGATCCGCCTCGACGACGCCGGTGTCGAGCAGCAGGCGCGGCCCGGTGCCGATCAGGTCGTTCGACTTCGTGACGCAGATCCCGTGGACGTAGGCGTTGTTCGCGCGCTCGTAGCGGGCCCGGTTGCGGATGATCCGCCGCACCTCGGGCGTGAGGGCCGCGTTGGCCGAGAGGGCGTCGGCGTTGGCCCAGTGCCGGCTGTCGTCGGCCGTCTGGGCCGCGTCGAACCGGCCCCG